GTTGGATTCATTTTTCGCTTTATGGCTGCAAAGGCCGAAGAGCAAAAGCTGCGCTTTGACCGCATGATGAAAGCGATAGACAAAGCCGATGAATCTGCCGATAAAGCTTCCAAAAGAGATGGCGACGTAGGCAAGATGGTTAGGCAGTTCATTGTCGTTTCTGTTATCTTCTCTATTGTTATATCTCCTTTTGTTATGGCCCTTTTGGGTATTCCTACTTATCTTCAAGTAGATTATCAAGACGGAACCGACATCTTGGGCTTTGTCACAGAGAAGACCAAGACCGCTTTCGTTGAGATTTCAGGCAATTTGATCACTACTGAGATACGCCAGTGCTTAATTGCGATTACAGGCTTTTACTTCGGTTCTGCTGCGGCTTCAAATAAATCTTAAGAAAGTATTGACAGTTCGCAATAATTGCTTTTCCATAATCGCATGGAAGAGTCCTTTCAACTAGAAATTCAGTCTCCAGAAGTCGTGAAGGTTCGCAAACCTAGAAAGCCAAGAAAACCTCGCGCAGAAAGAGCGCCTCGTAAAGCTAGAGTCAAGAAGCCAAAACCAGCAAAGAAAGCGTCTCGTCGCGTTATTGTTGCTCGATTTGTGAATATGCCAAAGCGCACTACTGCTGAGTTTTGGAAGAAAGAGTTTACTATTCTCAGGCAGCTTGAGCAAAGATACGGCTTTAAATTCTTATCGGAATACGTTCCTATAAAAAAGGTTGACTCTCTTGCTTTTTATTATGCCGATTGGAAAGCCTCAGAACTTGAAATTAAGCGCAATGAGTTTTACTATGAGCCTAAGCCAACCCAAACAATCGTCTTGACAGACAAGGTTGGAGAAGATTTTAACATTAAACCTAAACCAACACTAAAGGAATTTTTATCATGAGCAAGAAAGAAAAAGTAAAAGAAGAAAAGCCAGAAGGTCACGTTTCATCAAACTCTGTTTTGAAATCGTTTTTAAATAATAAAAAGGAAGATCACTATAACTTTGAAGAAACCTTCAATTATCGGGTTTCTACTGGTTCACTAAATCTTGATATGCAGACCAGCGGAGGCATTGGACCCGGTCTTCATAGGTTCGTGGGTTTCACAGAAGGCGGCAAAACATCCGCCGCGCTTGAAGTTATGCGTAACTTTTTGTCCAGCGTTCCAAATTCAAAGGGCTTTTTCATCAAAGCGGAAGGTCGTCTTTCTGATGAGATGCAAAAGCGTTCTGGCGTTAAGTTCGTTTTCGACGCCGAATCTTGGGAGGTTGGAACCTGTTTCGTATTTGAGTGCAATATTTACGAAACTGCTGTTGACGCTATGCGGCAATTAGTTCAGTTCAATGATGATAAGTCTAAGTATATGTTTGTCCTTGATTCTGTAGATGGTCTTATTTCTAAGGGAGACTTGGACAAGAATTTTGAAGACTCCAAGAAAGTAGCTGGCGGAGCAGTAATCGCCGCTGACTTTATGAAGCGTATGTCTATTGGCCTAACCAAACGCGGACATATGGCTATTTTCATTTCTCAAGTCAGAAGCGATATTCAACTAGACCCATACAGTAAAGCTCCTATCCGCCAAACGTCCGCTACTGGCGGTAATGCTCTACTTCACTTTGCCAATTTCATTTTTGAGTTTGAGCCTCGTTTTGAAGGGGACGTTATTCTTAAAGACCCAGCAATTAAGAAGTCTGATCCAGTAAAGAATCCTATCATTGGGCATTACTGCAAAATCTATATCAAAAAGAGTCCAAACGAAAAGAGCAAGAACCGCATCACTTATCCAATCAAATATGGGCGCACTAATGGGCGTTCTGTTTGGCTTGAGAAGGAAATCGTAGATATGCTGTTGACTTGGGGTTTGGTTGAGCGTTCTGGAGCTTGGTATTACATTTCCGAAGACTTGAAGGAAATCTGTTCCTCTAACAAGATCGAGGTGCCTGAAAAGTTCCAAGGTGAAAACGCTTTATTCTCATTTATTGAAGGCAACGAAAAATTAACGAAGATTCTCCACAAGTATTTTGTGGATATGATTTCGAGCGGCCCTTCAAATGAAATTCAAAACGCTTAACGGCAAAGAAAAATTAATTAAAAACTCTAAGAAATTCTTAATTAATTGGGATGCAAAATCAAGAAGCAAAGTTCAATGGAGAGTAAAACAGTTTTTATTCTCTTATTGGAAGCACGACATCGTTTTTGAAGAGCTTCGGGTTGCTGGGACTCGCTTGTCTTTGGACTTCTACAACGCAAATAAAAAAATTGCAGTAGAGGTTCAAGGCAAGCAGCACCAGCAGTTCAATAAGTTTTTTCACAACAATAATCGTCTTAACTGGCTCGCGCAGTTGAAGAGGGACGATTTAAAGATGAAGTTTTGCTTGACAAACGGAATTGTGCTCGTAGAGATTTACGAAGACGAGGAAATCAACCATGAGATTTTTTCAAAACAAGGAGTAGAACTATGAAGAAAGCTAAAGACAAAAAAGACAACGAAAACAAAGAATTCAAATTTCCAGTCGAAATGGTAGCTCAAATCTACGAGATGTCTGGAGGCGCGGATTCTTACAAAGGCGTAGTCTTGTGCATCTGTTCCGAAAACGGAACTCCTCAGATTTATACTCGATTCGATTCAGTTTTAACGTCTTTGGGTCTTAAGAAAGCTATTGAGGAATGGCTTAGCGAATCCTCTACCGAAATCTCAGACGATAACGAATAATGCTTTATTCACTAGAAGTAGAACAGCAGTTCCTCGCGGGTTTAATTCAGTATCCTGATACTTACGCAGAAGTTTGCGACTTTGTATCTGAATCTGATTTTTACTCCGAATCGACTGTCGTACATAAAACTATCTACCATATTGTTCGCAAATGCTTAGAAGCTAACGAAAAGATAGATGAAGTTATTATAGCTCAAAGAATTAAGGAAATTGGAGTTTCCTTCCAAGACAATATCAATACTTTTGATTATTGCCGTTCTTTAGCTATTAGAAAGACTAATCCTACAACAGCAATCGCTGCGGCAAAAGAGATTAAGAAATATTCTATTAGACGCACAATCTATAAGTCTGCCTTGGACGTAGCGGACAAGATGAAGAGGATGGCTCCAGACGCTTCTTATCAAAAGATCATCGAAGAAGCCGACTCTTCTTTTAATAAAACGATTAATTTATATGAGAACAATGACGAAAAGCCTGTTAATATTTTTGAAGAAATGGAGTCTGTTATTGAAGATCGAGGTAACAATCCGATTACTGAGTTTGGCCTTATGGGTCCATTCCCGACAGTTAACAAGATTTATGGCTCCCTTTTAAGACCCGGTAATATCTCAGTTATCGTTGCTCGATCTGGTGTTGGTAAAACCCTCTTGTCTCTAAATTTCTGCACAAAGGTTTCTGCTCAATACGATGTTCCAGTTCTCCATTTTGATAATGGCGAAATGAGCAAAGAAGAAGTTATCATGCGCCAATGCGCGGCTTTGAGTCATGTTCCTGTTCATCTTCTTGAAAGCGGTCTTTGGCGTAAAGCTGGCCCTGAGACCGTTGATCGCGTTCGCGCTACTTGGACTAAGGTTAAAAACCTTAAATTTTACTATTACAATGTTGGCGGCATGACGACAGACCAAATGGTTAATACTCTCAAGAGATTCTATTACTCAAAGATTGGTCGTGGTAACAGGATGATTTTTAGTTTCGATTACATTAAGCCTTCTGCCGACTCTGATAAAGATAAGTCTGAATGGCAGGTGATTGGTAATATGCTTGATAAGTTCAAGAAGACTATTCAACGCGATCTGGTTCAAGACCATAAACCTTTAGTGTCTATGTTCACTTCTGTTCAGTCAAATAGAAGCGGCGTAACTACAAACCGTAACGCTAGCGATATTAACGATGATGAAAGTATTGTTTCAATGTCTGACCGTATCGTTCATTACTGTTCTCATATGGCTATTCTTCGCCACAAGACAGTTGACGAGAGAATGGAGGACGGCGAGAATTTCGGTACTCATAAGTTGATCTTTATCAAGAATCGTTTCTTAGGTTCTGACATTGCAGGAGCGGTTGAGCCTGTTCGTTTGCCAGATGGAAATCTTCGCCGTAATTTCATTAACCTTCGTTTCAATAACTTTGACGTTACTGAGCATGGCGATTTGCGCGATATTGTTCGCTCAATGGACACAGGAATAACCAGACCAGAAGCATCTAATGAACCGGACGATGTCCCAAACTTTAACGCTTGATCCTACGCAGCTTAAAAGCTCGCTAGAATCTTTAGGTTATAATCTAAGAGATTGCGGCAGCTATTGGCGGTCCTCTGCGATTTATCGCGGAGGCGATAACGCTACAGCTTTAAAGATTTACAAGAACAGCGGCGTATGGACAGACTTTGCCAGCGGAGATAAAAGCTTTCCGATTAAGAAGCTAATCTCTCTTACGTTAAATACAAAAGATGATTCAGTGATAGATAAGTATGTAAAATTTGATCTTCAAAATACTATATCCAATGAAGTTAAAGAGAAAATCGAAATGGAAAAAATCTATCCAGAATCAATGCTAGAGAATCTTCTTCCTCACTTGGACTTTTATTCCAAGAAGATGATTTCTCCAGACACTCTTAATTTCTATAAATGCGGCTACGCAACTGCTGGTCAGCTTTTCAGAAGAATTGTTTTCCCGATATATGATTCTCAAGGACAGATTCATGGGTTTTCCGCTAGAGCTACTGTATGGGATAAAGACTCTACATTTCCAAAATGGAAGCATTTAGGGAAAAAGACAAATTGGGTTTACCCTCTTCACGTTAAGCGTGGTGGCGTAGAAATTGTTAGAGAGAAAATCGCAGAAACGGGAACTGTTATTATTGTCGAGAGTATTGGGGACAGCATGGCTCTTTTTGAAAACGGCTACGCAAACAATCTAGTTACCTTTGGCTTAGGAATTTCTTCTAAGCTTTGCTCAACTCTTGTTGAGCTTAATCCCGATAAAATCATTATCGCCTATAACAATGATGCAACTAGCGAGTTTAATCACGGATTAGTCTCATCTTGTAAGTCTTACTTGCAGCTCTGTTCTGTTTTTGACCACACGAAACTTCTAATCAAACTTCCTCTTGCTAATGATTTTAGTGATATGAACTTATTAAAATCTGAGGGCCAAGATAATATATTTGATAAATGGAATGATAAGGCGATAAATAAAGAAGCTCAAATTAAAAAAATATACGAAATAGCTTGCCAAAACGATTTTAATCGTTTCTTAATCAAGAAAGCAGAAGAACTAAAGGAATCATTTGTCTAAACCATTAACAGCTTTATCCGCCAGCAGAATTAAGACCTTAGATAAATGTAGCTGGTCTTACTGGTGCAACTATGTCTTGAAGCTTCCAGACTCATCTAATGACGGCGCAAATCGCGGCGATGTAGTTCACTTGGTTCTCGAAATGCTTTCTAATCCAAGAAGAAAGAAATACGTCAATAAGATAATCAAAGAAGGAGATCCTTTTGTTATTCCTTCGATTAAGTCGCTTACGCTAAAGCGCGCCCGCAAAAATCGAGTCTCCGACCCTGAAAACATGAAGCTGATTAGAGACATGACTCTCGTAGGCTTAAAGTATGATTTCTTTGGGGACAAGAAGCAGAAGCCTGTTGAAGATTTTAATGAGAGATCGTTTGATCTTGTGGTAGATAAAAACAATAAAAAATACCGTATCAAGGGTTTTATTGACCGTCAATTTGTTTATTCTGATAACTCATCCACAGTAAGAGATTACAAAACCAGCAAGGCCGTTTTTGCTGGCAAAGACGCCGAGGATAATTTGCAGCACTTGATGTACACTCTTGCTTCAAAACAACTTAACCCAAATCATAAGGTTAACATGGAGTTCTTGTTTTTGAAGTTTGACGTGTCTCGTGGTGGCGACGGTCTTTTAACTATGCCCGCTTTATCAGATCAAGAGCTTTCAGATTTTGAAGATCATCTTTGCGAAATTCAAAAAGTAATTGATAATTTTTCAGAGGCAGACGCGCATTCAAACTTTGCCGCCGACAAGCCGATACCGTCAGATGGCTCGTTTAGCGGCAAGCTTTCTTGCGGCTTCGCCAAATTCAAAGGCCATTTGAAGAAGGACGGTAATCCAATGTGGCACTGCCCATACAAGTTTGCTTACAATTATTACGCTGTTAGAGACAAGGGCAACAACATCATCAAAACTTTTTCCGAAGAGGACAAAGATGAAGCTTTCAAGATGGCGAAAGAAACAGACAAGGTAACAAAAGAGCATTATGCTGGATGCCCAAGGCATATTAAGTCTTGACATTTCCAAAAAGCCGTGAATGATGGCGAGATGATTCCGTTATTTAAGTCTCATTTTTCCGTTGGGAAAAGCATTTTAACTCTGGCCGAACCAGAGAAGCAGAAAGAGGATGGCCCAGACAGCATTATTTCTATCGCCTTGGAAAATGGGCTGAAAGAAGTTTTCTTGGTTGAAGATTCTTTTACTGGATTTCTTTCTGCTTTCAAAGCTTGCAGGGCCAATAAGCTTTCTCTCAAGTTCGGTATCAGAATAACTGTGTCCAATAGTTATGACCCACTTGATAACTCGAAACACAAAGTTGTTCTTTTTGCCTTGAACGACGAAGGCTTCAAACAGGTTAACAGAATCTATACCTTTACTAATGCAGTAAAAGACGGATTCATATCAAGTACCGATTTAAGCGACCTAATCACAAAAGATGTTCATCTGGTTATCCCTTTTTACGACTCATATATCTGGAATAACAACTATACTTTTTCGCATTGTGTTCCTGATTTTATTGACAAACATGATCATACATATTTCGTAGAGAATAATAAACTTCCTTTCGACAAGCATATTGCCGATTTTGTTTCGTGTTACGCGAAGAAAGGGAATATCGTTGAAACTAAATCAATTTATTACAAGAACAGAAGTGATTATGACGCTTGGGTAACTTATAAGATAGCTTGTAATAGACGCATGGGTAAGTTCCAGACTTTGTCTGCTCCAGAACTTAATGGCTGTGCTAGCAGAGAGTTTTGCGTCCAATCTTGGAAAGAATCAAAATGAAAACACTTTTAAGAAATAACAAGCACCAAAAAATAGCTGTCTTCGATACCGAGACAGAAGGCTTGTCTTTGTCGTCATCTCGCCCTTGGCAACTCTCTTGGATTATTTGTCAAGGAGAAGACGTTATCGAAGAGCATGATGAATTCATTTTGTTTGAAGATTTGAGCATGTCAGAAGGCGCGGCCAAGATTACGAACTTTAATAAACAAACTTACTTGAGCAAAGCCAAGCCTCCTATGGAAGTCTGGCAAAAGTTCGCCAAGACCCTTTACGATAAGGACGTTATTCTTGTTGGTCAGAACATTTTGAATTACGACATTTACATTTTGAACACTCTCATGAATTGCTTGGGTATTCAGAACGACTGGAGTTTCTTGAGTAGAATGATTGACACAAGAGCGTTAGCTATGTCTATCTTTAAACAAGTGAAACCTAACGATGGAGATTTTCTCTGTTGGCAAATGAAACTTATGAATCACTTTGAAAAAGGTATCAAAACAAGCCAAGGCTTTCTCCTAAAGCACTATGGCATTGAACATGACCCAGCAATGCTGCATAACGCCTTGTACGATATTAAAATGAATTATAAAATCTTTCGTCGCCAAATCTCGGAGGTTGAAATCTAATGTTAGACAAATTTACAGACTATAAAAACCCCATTCCACCGGGTGTTCGCCTTCCTGAAATCAAGATTGATGATCGTCATTACGAAAGACTCAAGATTCAGAAGGGCTGCTCAAACCTCGACTTTCTTCGCCAGCTATGCCTTAACGCAGTTAAGAGCAAAGGCATTGATAAGAAAGCTAACAAGCAGGAGTATTACGACAGAGCAAAAATGGAGTTAGCTGTTTTTGAAGAGCTAGGATTCGTTGATTACATTCTTCTTAATTGGGACATCATGAACTTTGCTCATGAGAACGACATTCCAACTGGATATGGTCGTGGCTCCGCCGCTGGTTCTTTGATTTTGTTTTTGGTTAGCGTCACTAACGTTGACCCAATCGAGCACGGTCTTTTCTTTGAGCGTTTCGTTTCCAAGAGTCGCGCTAAGAAAACAATCGTTGATGGGGTAACTTATCTTGATGGTTCTCTAATGCCCGATGTTGATAATGACATTGAGTTCTCTAAACGCCAAGCAGTTATTGATTACATCAAAACTAAATACGCAGGTAAGACTTGTAAGATTCTTACTATGAACACTCTTACTGGTAAACTCTGTGTCAAAGAGTGCGGTAAGATCGTTGGTGAAATGAGCGAAGATGCCGTTAACGCTATTAGCGACGTTATCCCAAAACAATTTGGCAAGGTATTCGCCCTAAAAGATGCCTACAAACAAAGCGAACAGTTTAAAGCTTTCTGCGACTCTCATCCAAAGGTATTTAAAATTGCTAAAAAATTAGAAGGCTTAAACAAGAATTGCGGCGTTCATCCATCAGGTATTTCTATCTCCTACTTCAACAACGAGGATATTATGCCTCTGCAAAAGACAGGCGAAGGAGAACTTGTTAGTGCGTACGAAATGAATAACATTTCCGAGATCACTGTTAAGTTCGATATTCTTGGCCTGAGAACCTTGTCTGTTGTTTATGAAACCTGCAAGAGACTAGGCTTAGACTTCAAAACTCTTGATTACGACTCGTCATCTACCTATAAATATTTCCAAGACCTATCTAATCCAAAGGGACTGTTCCAAATTGAGGCCAATACGAACTTTCATGTATGCAGGAAGGTCAAGCCTCGTAATCTCTTTGAATTGGCCTGTGTGTTGGCTCTAGCACGGCCAGGCGCGTTGGATTTTATGAATCAGTATGCGACATACGTTGAAACTGGCCAATTCCAATCTCTTCACCCATTCTTCGATGATATTTTAGGCGTAACTGGAGGTATTCCAATCTTTCAAGAGCAGTTGATGAAGATGGTGGTTAAAGTAGGCTTTACTTTAGATGAAGCTGAAACTGTTCGACGCATCATTGGTAAAAAGAAGGTTAGCGAAATGCCAGCTTGGAAAGAAAAGATTTCTAACAAAATCAAGGAGAATAACTTGGACCCTGTTATATCAGATGTTCTTTGGAAGGTCGCAGAAGATAGCGCGAACTATTCTTTCAACGCTTCTCACGCTGTATCTTATGCAACATTAAGTGCCGTAACAACTTATCTTAAATTCAACTATCCTCAAGAGTTCTTCTTGGCCCTATTAAAATCTTCCAAACACGAACCTAATCCACACGAAGAGATTGAAACAATCTCTCAAGAACTGCCTTTCTTCGATATTAAACTGCTTTCTCCTGATTTAGTTAAATCAAAATCTGATTTTGAGGTTGAAGATAAAAACATTAGATTTGGTCTTAACGCAATCAAAGGCGTTTCCGATAAGGTCTTAGAGAGTCTTTTAGCTTTCAGGCAAAAAGAATTTTCTGACAAGATCGACTGTTTTGACGCAGCTAAAGAAGCTGGTCTTAATATCGGCGTTCTTTCTTCTTTGATTCAAGCAGGAACGCTTTCTAGTTTTAGTGAGAGACGCTGCCGACTAGCTCTTGAAGCCCAGTCTTACAATATTCTTACTGATAGAGAGAAGAGAAATATTAAACTTGTTGGACCCAAATATGATTTTGATGTTCTAAAAGCTATCGCTGACTTGGTTAAGAACAAGCTGGCTGGCGACGACGCAAAGCCATTCATGAGCGAGAAACGCTTTACAACATTTAGAACTAAGTACGACTCGTATAAAAAAATCTACGAAATGAACAAGACTCACGAAAAATTCGCTAACTGGTTTTTCGAGAAAAAGCTACTTGGTTATAGCTATACTCACAAGTTAAGAGATGTTTTTTCAGAAGAAGACGGGGAAAGACTGTTGACAACTTATGAAATATCTCAGTTAGATGCTCGCCAGCCAGTAAAGATCGTTGGCGTAGTCAAAGAAGCAAAGAAAAAAACTAGCAAAAATGGAAACAAATACTTATTCATTCAAATCTCCGACGAATACGGGCAAATGTCTTGCCGCCTCATGGACGGTAGGGAAGACAAACTCACTCGCTACTACGAGGGTGGCGGTAAAACACCCGAAGAAGACGACATCGTTGTTCTTTACGGAAACAAATCCGACGACTCTATCTTCTTGGACTCGTTGAGTATTCTTAACGAAAAAATATATACTAAATTATCTGACTTACAATCTTAAAAGTGTAAAATGAATAAAGTGGAAGACGTTAACTTCACTCCAAAAGTAAAAAGACTCTTAGACATCGCTAAGCAAAAGTGTCTAAGTCATAATTACGTCGAGATTGACGAGTCTTTTATGCTTTATGCCTTGCTTTTGTCACAATCAATGATTGTTGATAACGCATTTGAGCAGATTAAAGTTCTTCCATCAGAGCTAGTTAACAGATTAGAGAAAGAGCTTCCAGAAAAGAAGCGCAAGAAAACCTCCGTCGATTATACCGACGCAGTAATTAAGGTTATCAAGGAATCTTATAAGATTTCTCGCTACTATAATCAAAATTATACTGGTGTTGAGCATCTTTTTCTTTCTATGCTTAGGCATTCTCCTTGTGCGAAGAAGTTTTTTAAATCTCAAGGCGTAGATATTATCTTTTTGTCTAGCGAGATTGAGTCTGGATGCAAAAACGTATCTAATCCTACTAAAAAACAATCGCAAACCACATCATCTTCTTCTTCGTCTTCTATTTTAAAAGATTTTTGTATAAATTTTACAGAGAAGGCGGAGAACGGCGAGTTTGATAACGCTTGTTTTAGAGACGCCGAGGTTGCCCAAGTGTCAGAGGTTCTTTGCCGCAAGCAAAAGCGCAACCCAATTCTTGTTGGCGAAGCGGGCGTCGGTAAGAGCACTATCGTTGGACTGTTGGCGAAAAAAATAACTACTGGAGAGTCCACTGAGTTCTTGCTAGGCAAAACTATTATGCAGTTGGACATGACTGCAATGGTCGCAGGAACAAATCTTAGAGGTCAATTTGAAGAGCGTCTTCATAAAGTTCTCAAAGAAGTTAAAGAGAACAGGTCGATTATTTTGTTTATTGACGAAATCCACACGATCATTGGATTAGGTAATGACGAAGGTTCATTAGACGCCGCTAATATATTAAAGCCTTATTTAGCTACTAACGAAATAACTTGCATTGGAGCTACCACTCAAAAAGAATATGAGCAGTATTTCCAAAAGGATTCTGCAATGAATCGCAGGTTTGAGTCGATTTTTGTTAAAGAACCAAGCAAAGAAGAGACTTTAAATATTCTTAAAAGTATCAAGTCTTACTACGAAGAGTTCCACAAGATCAGGTTCCCAGATGAAACGCTTAGCGACATAATCGAGCTGTGCGCTAGATACATTCCCGATAGAAGATTCCCAGATAAAGCTATCGACATTTTAGATCAAGTTGGGGCTAAGGTCAAAATCAAGACTTACGCTAGAAGCGAAGAGATTAAAAAGATCGAGAAAATGATGGCTGATTTAGAGCAGTCTGATGATTTGTTTGAGTCCGAAGAGTCTAAGAGTATTCATATGAACAATATTCTCAAAGACTATAAAATAAAATTTGAGTCTTGGATGAAGCTGCAAGAAAACAAAAAAGTAACAGCTACTCGTAAAGACGTTTATCAAGTCTTGTGCGAGAAAGTTGGGTCTATAATCGACACTAACGCTCAAGACTCTAATTTTAGAAATATCCATGAAGAACTAAAAAAATACGTCTTTGGCCAAGACGCAGCCCTAAAGAAAATATCTGACTGTATCTTGCGCTCTTCGTTTGGCTTATCGGCTACCAACAAACCATTAGGTAGCTTTATGTTCGTTGGTCCAACTGGTTCTGGTAAAACTCATTTAGCCAAGGTGCTTTCTAAGCAAGCTTTTGGCGGCGAAAGCAGTCTAGTAAGAATTGATATGTCAGAGTATATGGAGTCTCATTCAGTGTCTAAGCTGATTGGCTCGCCTCCGGGTTATGTTGGATACGGCAAATCAAACGTCTTTTCTAATCAGTTGGAGAAGCGCCCTTCAACAATCTTCTTGTTTGACGAAATTGAAAAGGCTCATCCAGATGTTATCAACATCCTTTTGCAAGTGATGGACAATGGAGAACTTAACGATTCAAACGGTAGAAAACTTAACTTCAAAAACTGTATCTTGATTATGACTGGCAACATTGGTTTTCAGTTTGGCGACAACAAACAAATTGGTTTCTGCGCTCCGTCAGAAGAAACTATCTCAAAAGAAGCTGTTCAAGATAAATTAAAAAGATTTTTTAGACCAGAGTTCTTGGCTCGTTTGAACGATGTGATTATCTTTGACCATCTTAAAGAAGAGTCGCTGGTTAAGATCGCGGAAACTGAACTTGAGTCTATTAAAGCTTCGCTTAAAGTTAATGGCACCACCGTTTCGTTCTCTAAGGATGTTGTAGATTTTATTATCTCTAAAACCAAAGACTCTAAAAACGGAGCTAGAGGAGTTATCTTCTTCATTGAAAATGAACTTAAAACAAAGATAGTTGACAGTTTGGCTAGTAACTCTTATAATCAAATCAAAGTAAAGATTAAAGATAACGAGATACAAGTCAATGGAACAAAAGAAAAACTTCTTACAGCACACAGTTCAAGACAACACTCTGTTGCCAATTGAAGTGGAGATGCTTGATTATATCAAAGAGCGAATAGAATCTCAAGCGAACATCAAGATAGATAATTGCGAAAAATTCTCCAGAAGTCCTCTTTATGACTCTTATCTATTAACATCAGATAAGCGTCCGTTTATTCTTAAAGTTAATTTGTCTCCTTTTATCCCTAATTTTTGGGACAAACTTTGTTCAAAAAACTTTCCATTTCATCCTAGTATTGTCTCTTATGATTTATCAGGAGACTATAACTATATATGCTTTGAGATGCCAAAAGGAATGTTCGCATCTGATATTTCAAAGTATCTTTTAAGTCCAAGACTTAAACTAGAATCTTTTTTTGCTAGAGATTTAAAGAAGATTCATTCGTTCTCTTCTTCCAATAAAGACGAAACCATAGAAACTATCGGTTCGTTTTTACCTATGGAATCTGCCATCATACAGCATACGTTTCCAGTAGCTCAATTATTTGGCGCAGTAAAATCTCGTTTTAAAAACGTTTATGTTCCGTCGTTATCCGATTGTTCGATCTGTCATTTTGATCTAGATTTGTCTAACATCATTTTTTCTAAAAATGAATTTAAATTCATAAATTTTGAATACGCGGCAAACGCTAATAAATACATTGAGCTTTGGTTAGCTAAGGAAGTCTTGAATTGTTCTGATTCGGATTTTGAATCATTCGCCTCTATCTACGAAGTCGATAAAGAAAAGCTTTCTTCGCTAAAAGAAGCTGCTGAATTATTTATTTTTGCTTACATGAACTCAAAGATCATATCTGAATTTATGACTTTCGGAGTCACAAATCCAACTAAGCTATCAGCTTACATAAACAAATCTCAAAAGTTTTATTCAAAAATAAAAGATAAACTTTTTGTCGAAGAAACGCTTGACAAAACGATACAAGGCTTCTATCTTCTCTGGCGTAGTTAAAATCTATGAAAACCACAAACACAAATCGCGTTATTAACGCTATCACAAATACAGCAGGTCGTTTTTTCGGCCTTGAGACAAAGAATGAAATTATCAACGCTCGCTTCGTTAGCGAAACTCCACAAATGATCATCGTGCATGACCGTAATACCGATGAAGTTCGTAAGTTCGCTAAGACTAGCGTCGTTGCCGTTTCCTTCCAAGGTCGCACGATCACTCGTTAATAACCGTTTAACCTAAAACCCTTCAAGCCTACGCCTAAAAACGTAGGCTTTTTTATTTAAAAAATACTTTAAAAACGGCTATAGCACAGTATTATCTTGAAACATAGATGATATATGCGCCTTAATTTTTATAAACCCAACAAGTCCTGCACAGGAACAGCCGCTTCTTTTAACGTTAACGCAGAAGAAAAGGGTCTTACTCTTTATACTAGCTTTGTAAAGCAAGCTGGTTGGGACGAAGCCTCAAGAAAAGGCTCGTTCACTCAAAACGCGAAGAACCCTGAAAAGACAGCGGCTTTGAAACTAAACCAAACAGAAGCTGCGTCTATCATTCGCGCTGTTCGTAAAGAAGTTAAATTTAACACAGTCCACGTTTATCAAGGCTCAACGACCTCGATCATGTTCGGGCCTTACGAAAAGAAAAGCGGAGGTTCTGCTTTCTCTTTCAGCATCAAGCGCGGCGAACAACAGTTTTCCATTGGGTTTGAATTAGGAGAAGCTGAACTTCTCGCTCAATTTCTTGAGAGTTATCTTGCTGAATCTTTTCGCTTTGAGGTTAAATGAAAAAAACAGTAGTATTCCATAGCAACAGCAGTCGCATTTTCACTGGTTTCGGCAAGAACATGAAGAATGTTCTCCGTTACCTATACAAGACTGGCAAATATAACCTTGTTGAATTTGCGAATACCAAGTATAAAGACGCTGACGAACTAAAGACTCTTCCTTGGAAGGGGTTTGGGACGATGCCTGAACCATCAGTGGTTCAATCTATCGCTTCTGATCAATCAAAATTGCGCTCTGTTAGTTATGGATTGCATGAGATAGATAATTTGATGAAGGAAGTTAAGCCCGACTTCTATATTGGCGTCGAAGATATTTGGGCTTTAACCCCACTTACAGAAAAGAAGTGGTGGAATAAGAACTGCATGGTATGGACAACTCTTGATTCGCTTCCTCTTTACCAAGATGCGATCAAAATCATTCCCAAAGTTAATCATTACTACGCTTGGGCATCGTTCGCTGGTAAAGAAGCTGAACGTCTTGGTCATCCAAAAGGATCAATCAAAACGCTCAGAGGCTCAACAGAAACATCTTCGTTCTTTCGTTTAAAAGAAGAAAATAGACTTGCTCTTAGAAAAGAATTTGGTTTATCTGACGAGTTTATTATTGGTTTCGTATTTAGAAATCAACTTCGTAAGAGCGTTCCAAACCTGATTCAAGGTTTTAAAAAGTTTAAACAGGACAATCCAAAGTCCAAAGCCAAGTTGCTGCTTCATACCCACTGGGGAGAAGGCTGGGACATCGCTAAACTCATCAAAGACAACGAGATTAGCAACGACGACGTTCTCACAACCTACTTCTGCAAGAAATGCAAACAGTATGAGATCAAAAAGTTCTCTGGTCAAAAGATTGCGTGCAAATACTGCGACGGCAAAGATACCGTTGAGACGACCAATATCACAAACGGCGTTAGCGAAGAACAGCTTAATGAGATTTACAACTTGATGGATGTTTACTGCCATCCGTTCACTAGCGGAGGTCAAGAAATTCCCGTTACAGAAGCTAAACTCACTGGTTTGATTACTCTCGTCACTAACTATTCATGTGGCGAAGATTTTTCTACGGAAGAAAGCGGCGGTATGCCTCTTAGCTGGAAGCCATACTACGAACCGGGCACTAACTTTATCAAGGCCACTACTCTTCCTGAGTCTATTGCAGAAAAGATCGAAAGAGTTTACAAGATGCCTCTTGAAAAACGTCTTGTAATGGGCAAGAAGGCTAGAAAATTTGTTATCGAAAACCTTTCTGCCGAAGTTATCGGCAAACAATTAGAAGCTATTATCGACAACGCTCCAGCACTTGAATGGAATTTTGAAGACGATTTCGTGCCTCGTAACCCAAATCATATTCCACTAGAAACAGAAGATAATGTAGCTTGGATAATTGATTTATACAAGAACATACTGAGAATGACTGTGGACGAAAATGACGAAGGTCTCAAAACTTGGGTTTCGCAACTTAACAAAGGCGTCACAAGAGACCAAATCCTAGCTTACTTTAAAAACGTAGCTATGAAAGAGAATCAACAGAACAGTAAGATTGAACTTTCTGATCTTTTGAGTAAAGATGATGTTGGCCGACGCATCTTGTTTGTTATGCCGCAAAGCGCAGGAGATGTTTTCATGAGTACTTCATTGCTGCCTTCTATCAAAGAGCTTTATCCAGAATATAACATTTACTTTGCAACAAAACCAGAGTTCAATGATCTTCTAAACGGCAATCCTTATATCCACAAAGTCATCCAGTTTAGCCCTGCGATGGAAAACTTATTGACTATGGAAGGTCACGCCAAAGGAGACGGCTATTTCGACATTACATTTTTGCCGCATCTAGGCACGCAAAAAAATTACGATTACCAACACAACGGTATAGACAAAATTCAATTCAATCTACTTTCTAGAAATGCACTTACTTAATCGTTACGCACTATCTTGCGGCGTTTATATTGACGAACCTTTCGTTAATGAATCTTACTATCCTTTAGCCGTTGATAAATACATCGTATTCCAAACTAGCGGCAAAGGTAACTCGCGTCAGTACGATTACTGGACAAAAGTATTCACGCATATCAAAGAATACACAACTGATTACAAAATCATTCACGTTGGAATTGAATCTGACCAGTCAGTTAATTCAGTAGATATGGATTTAAGAGGCAAAACCTCTTTGTCCCAATTAGCGTACTTGATTAAAAATTCTTCGCTTTACCTTGGCATCGACAGCTTATCCGCCCACTTTGCTGGCCATTACAACAAAAAGATCGTGGCAATGTATCCTTACTGTTACGCTCAAAACTGCAAGCCGTTTTGGGGCGACCCTGAACATCAAACGCTGCTTGAAGTTGATTGGAAGGCTCACGGCAAGCCATCCTTTTCGCTTACAGAGGAAAAGAAGAAGATCAACACCTTTATGCCAGAGGTAGTCGCAAAAGCCGCTTTAGACCAACTTGGAATCGAAAACGATCTTGATAAAGTAAAAACACTTCACATTGGAGATTTGTATCACAAGCCAATGATTGAGATCGTTCCTGATTCGCTTATGGCTCCAGCAGTCATTAAAGACAAGATTTGCAACATCAGAATGGATTACTATTATTCTGAGAGTAACCTTGTCCGCTTAGCTTCAATCAGCTTTCTTAATATCATTACCAATAAAGAAATACCAATCAACGTTATTGACGCAATCAAATCTAAAATTCATGGCATCACTATGATCGCTAACGATTCGATTACGCTTGAATACCTCAAGGAAGTTAAATCGCTTGGAATTAAAATTGATTTAATTGCCAAGTACGATGAGAATTGGGGAGCTCTAGCTGAGAAGTTCTTTGATTTTGGTTTAGAGAAAGATGAAATTTTTGATAAAAAATCCGTAAAAGCTATTGACATGATAGATGAAACGTGTTTGTTTTCCTCTGAAAAAATAATCCTTTCAGAAGAAAAAGTATTCGCCAGTAAGTTAGCTTGGAAAAACAATCAACCAAAGCTTGACAGATTAGCGAAAGTCGTAGATGACCCTGTCTTCTGGGAGGAGTTAGATCACTTCCACATTATAAAAGATGAACGACTCAAACACAAAACTATTCAATAAGCCGACCAATCGTGACGAACGAGGGTTGTTAAAAAGCGTTAACTATATCTTCAATCAAGACGGCTCCGTTAACTGGCGGGCTATGGTCAAGCCAGCGCATCTCTATCCAAATAAAGGTGCGTTTGAGCGTTTTGGCAAACCAGTTCCAGAGTCTATCGAAGGGCTGGAGGACAACAAGCTTTTGATTAAGCTCTCTGGCATCAAAGAAGTAGCAAAGCTTCGTGGATATAGTCGCGTTGATTTTGCTTTCCCTAAGCTCGAAAGAGATTATGTTGTAGCCACTTGTCGCATTGATTGGATTTCTAATTTTGAAACTTCAAATCCAATGGAAGGCGCAGATACTTGGGATCAGTGCTCAAGTATGGATGCCGCTAACGCGACATTTGAAAATACTGATAGTTTTGGCCAAAAATTCTTGGAGACAATCGCCGCCAATCGCGCTTTCGTTCGCGCAGTTCGCAATTATCTTGGCATTCATATCGTTGGTGAAGACGAAATCGACAAGAAAGGTTCTGGCAAAGTTGTTGTTGCCAGCGAACAGTCTAGTGATGTTACGCCGCAAGGAGTTTTAAAGAATAAATTTAGAGACTCTGAACATAATTCTGGCGGCGATGAGTTTGAGAGTTTCAAAAATTTTCTTCGCAGTCTTTGGAAATCTGAAACATATCGTAACGAAGAAGCTTCCAAGTGGAAAACTTGGACTGATATTCCAGTTAAAGAAGCTCGCGCCTTAATTAAGTTTATCTAATATGGTCAAGAGAATCGTTAAGGCTTCTGAGCTTAAAGCTATTCTTGATGAAATGTCTTTGACAGAGCGGATACAAAACATCTGCAAAATTCAAAAACATTGGGGAGCGGAGTGGGATTTAGACTACCTAAAAGATAGGTTAGTTTCCGCTCTGCTCACTTTTAAAGACGATGCGGTTTTCTTTGTTTATTTCAGAGACGGAAAACCTAACTCCATCTTCGCTGGATTTGTGGCTCCTGATTGGGTAAGCGGCAGAAGAGGTGTCCAAGAAATCATTTGGGTTACTTGCGGAAAGTCTTATCTCGACGGCATTAAGGTAATTTCTGCCGTAGAGGAATTTATTCAGCAAAGAAACCTTGACTTCTTAAACTGCTCCTACATTAGTCATGGCGGCGATCCTAGAGTCCAGATGTTTTATATGAACAACGGATTCAATGTGGATACACTCAATTTCGTTAAGAACTACAAATAGTTTCTTAAAGGATTTTGTTTAACATTAACGTCTGTTTAACCTGTAAATTATCTTACCTATTTTGGTTTCAATATGAAAAAATTAATGAATGTAAAGAAAAGAAGCGGCGAAGTTGAAAAATTCGATGCTGACAAAATTAATAAAGTCTTAGCTTGGGCTTGTGAAGGTATTGTAGATACCTCTTTTGAAGAGGTTGGTATTAACGCAAACCTATCTTTCTTTGACGGAATATCTTCTAAAGATGTCCACAATACCTTGATTGAGTCTGCCGCTAATCTTATTTCGGAGGAAAAGCCTCAATATCAATACGTTGCTTCTCGTTTGCAAAACTATCAGCTTCGCAAAGAGGTTTGGGGAGGTAGAAATGCTCCAAAGCTGATTGATTTCGTAAAGGAAAACATTAACGCTGGTATTTATGACGCCGAGATTCTTAAGTGGTACGATGAAAGAGAGTTCCATAAGATTGACGAGTATTTGAAACATGACCGTGATTTTTCGTTCACTTACGCTGGTATTAAACAGTTGTGCGAGAAATACTTAGTTCAAAACCGCACTACAAAGAAAATCTACGAAACACCGCAATTTGCTTATATGCTTATTGCTATGACTCTGTTCAAGAACTATACCTCAAACAGACTGCAATACGTTAAGCGGGCCTATAATTACTTTAGTCAACACAAGATTAATCTTCCTACGCCAATTATGGCAGGTGTTCGCACAACTTTGAAGTCTTATGCTTCATGCGCCCTATTCACCGTTGACGATACATTAGATTCGATTTTCGGCAATAATACCGCTGTTGGCCTAGCTACAGCCAACCGCTACGGTATCGGCATGAATATCAGCCGTATTCGGGCCGTAAACAGCCCAGTTAAAGGCGGCATGGTCAGTCATACTGGCCCAATTCCGTTCTTGAAGATGTTTGAGTCCACTGTTAAGTCCTGTCATCAAAACGGCATCCGTGGTGGTTCCGCAACCGTTAATGTCGCATGGTTCCATCATGACATTGAAGACATTATGGTTTTGAAGAACAATGCTGGCACCGACGACAATCGCGTTCGTAAGCTCGATTATTGCATTGGCTTTGATCGCTTATTCTATGATCGCGCCATGTCTAACAAGACAGTGACCTTGTTCTCTTATCATGAAGTTCCTGAACTATGGAATAACTTTGGTATGGAGGGCTTCAAAGAGCTTTACGAAGCCGCAGAAAAGAACAATAAAATTAAATTTAAAAAGGTAGTTAATGCCAGAGAACTTCTTTTCTTGTTCTCTAAAGAACGCGTTGAGACTGGGCGCATTTATTTGATGAATGTTGACCATGCTAATTCTCATGGTTCTTGGACTGAACAAGTTGATACTGCTAATCTCTGTTTGGAAGTTAACCATCCTTTAACTGCAATTAAAGACGTTAATGATAAAGACGGCGAAATCGGCGTCTGTATCCTTTCTGCCGTTAACCTCTTGGAAATCTCGGAAGATGAAATGGAATCAGTATGCGATGTTATTGTTCGTATGCTTGAAGAATTGATCGATCATCAAAACTACTTTGTTCCTGCTGCTGAGAATTTCGCTAAGAAACGCCGCAGCCTCGGCGTTGGCGTGACCAATTTGGCCGCTTGGTTGGCCAAGCGCGAAATGAAGTATTTCGACAAGCAAACTCCTAATAAGGTAGCTGCGCTTATGGAGTCAGTTAGCTACAACCTTATCAAAGCTTCTGTTGAAGTCGCTAAAGAAAAAGGCAAGTGCGAGAAGTTCCATCTGACTAAATTCTCTCAAGGCATCTTGCCGATTGACACTTACTGCAAGAATGTCGATGAGTTTGTTACAGAAAAGCTGCATTTCGATTGGGAAGGTCTTCGCAAAGAAATCGCCCAACACGGTATGCGTCACAGTACTTTAACAGCGATTATGCCTGTTGAATCTAGTTCCGTAATCCAATCTTCAACAAACGGCATTGAACCTCCTCGTTCGCTAATGTCATTTAAGCGTTCAAAAGCTGGAGTTATATCTGTTGTTGTGCCAAACATTAAAGAGCATAAGCAACACTATACTATCGCTTCCGAAATGCCAAACAATGATGGCTATCTTAAAGTAGCGGCTGCTATTCAAAAATTCGTGGATATGAGTATGTCAACGAACTTGTATTACAATACAGCTAATTATCCAAACAAAGTTCCGCCACAAACCGATCTTGTTCGTGATATTCTCTTAGCGTATAAGTATGGTATCAAAAATCTTTACTATACAAACACATTTGACGGCGACACACAAACCGTACTTGGTTCAGCAACAGAAGTTAAAAAAGTAGAACCAGAACCAGAAACAGATAATTGCTCCAGTGGAGCTTGCACTTTATAATAACATGAAAACAGTATTAAATACCATAAATACAGATTCTCTTAAACAACCTATCTTTCTTGGTGAAGACTTAGCTATTCAACGTTACGACCGCTTGAAGTATCCAAAGTTCTATGATCTTTACGATCAACAGATGAACTTCTTCTGGCGACCACAAGAAATTAATCTCACGAAAGATTCCGCCGATTACAAGAACTTGTCTCCAGAAGAGCGTTTCGTTTTTGATAGTAACCTGCGCTTTCAAACGATGACCGACTCTATGCTTTCGCGTAGCATCAACTCTCTTGCTGATTACGTTAGCAATCCAGAGCTTGAAATCTGCATGAACGTATGGTCTTTCTTTGAGACTAT